GAGTTCATCGACTACTGGTGCCGTCGCGTGTACCGCAACTGGCTGCGCATGGCGATCTTGAGTGGTCAGCTCAAAGTGCCGGCGGACGTGGATCAACGGACCATCTACGGCGCCTTTTACCAAGGGCCAGTGATGCCGTGGATTAACCCGGTCCATGAGGCCGAAGCCTGGGAAAAGATCATCAAGGCCGGCGGCGGAGACGAGGCGGAAATGGCTCGCTCGCGTGGCCGCAACCCATCCGAGCTTAAGGCGTCTCGCAAGTCTGAGATTGCCGCCAACCGGGCAGACGATCTGGTGTTCAGTTCGGATGCCTACCACGAGTATTACGGGAGAAACCAACCCAATGAGCAAACGAAAACCACGGGCAAGGCCGCCCGTCCTAGGTCCACGCGGGGCGGTGGCGACGACGACTGATCCGGCCGCGCAGACTTGGTACACGTTGCGCGCATCCAGTCAGCGTGGCGTGGTCGACCTGATGTTGTACGGCGAGATTGGCGCCTGGGGCATCTCGGCCAACCAGTTTGCCCGCGATCTGAAAGCCCTTGGTGACGTGTCACAGATCAATTTGCATGTGCATTCCCCCGGCGGCGACGTGTTCGAGGGCATGGCCATGTACAACCTGCTCAAGAACCACCCGGCGCGTGTCGAGGGCACCGTAGACGGCCTGGCCGCGTCGATGGGCAGCGTGATTCTGATGGCCTCGGACGTAATCCGCATCCCTGAAAACGCCATGATCATGGTGCACAAGCCATGGGGCATTCAGGGCGGTGACGCTGACGAAATGCGCCGCTATGCGGATCTGCTCGACAAGGTCGAGGACTCCCTGGTGGCGGCATACACCAACAAGACCGGCAAGACCGCCGACGAAGTCAAATCGCTGCTCGCCGCTGAAACTTGGATGACCGGCGCCGAGGCCGTCGAGCTGGGTTTCGCTGATGAACTGGTGGGGGCCCTTGAAGCCTTTGCCGCACTCAACTCTCAACGCATGCAGGAGTTCACCAACATGCCTACCGCTGCACAACCGATGTTCGGCCCGCGCGGCCAAACCCAGCCGCCGGCGCCGGTCAATCAGCCGGCCCCGCCGGTTAACCAGCCGCCGGCGAACGAAACCCCCGAGCAGATTCAGGCGCGCGTGCTGCTGGCCGATGCCACTCGCCGCACCGCTATCACTGCCGCATTTGCCATGTTCGCCACCCTGGAGGGCTCTGCCACCCTGCGTGACGAGTGCTTGAATGACACCAGCTGTACCGTGGAGTCGGCAAACGCCAAGCTGCTGGCTCACATGGGCAAGGCGACCACGCCGACCGGCAGCCAGGCCCCAGGCCAGCACGGTCATATCAGCAACGGCAACATTGTGGGCGACTCGGTGCGGGCATCCCTGGCAGGGCGTGTCGGGCACGCGGCCAACGAGGCCGACAACGCCTATAACCACATGAGCCTGCGCGAGCTGGCCCGCGCGTCGCTGAATGATCGCGGCATTCTGACTGCCTCGCTCAACCCGATGCAGATGGTCGGCCTGGCCTTCACTCACGACACCAGTGATTTTGGCAACATCCTGATCGACACCGCCGCAGTGTCGGTTCTGGCCGGCTGGGACGAGGCACCCGAGACGTTCGACCAGTGGACCCGTCGTGGTCGCCTGAGCGACTTCCGCGTTGCCAAGCGTGTCGGCATGGGGGCCTTCCCGGCCCTGCGCGAAGTGCGCCCAGGTGCCGACTACAAGTACATCACCACCGGTGACCGTGGCGAGACCATCAGCCTGGCCACCTATGGCGAGCTGTTTTCGATCACCCGTCAGGCAATCATCAACGATGACCTCGACCTGCTCAGTGCCATTCCTTACAACATGGGTTTGGCGGCGCGCGGCACCGTCGGCGACCTGGTCTACGCGGTACTGACCACCAACGCCCAGATGAGCGATAAAAAGGCCCTGTTCGATGCCTCGCGCAAGAACCTGTTCACCGGTGCCGGCTCGGCCTTGTCGATTGAGGCGATGATTGCCGCCAAGAACGCCATGGCGCTGCAGAAGTCCCAGGTTGAAGGCGGTAAGGGTCGAACCCTGAACATTCGCCCGGCCTTCCTGCTGTGCCCGGTGGCCCTGGAAGACAAGGCCAAGCAGCTGATCCGCTCGGCCTCGGTGCCAGGCGCTGACGTTAACGCCGGCATCGATAACCCGATTCGCAACTTCGCCGAGGTGATCGCCGAGCCGCGTCTGGACGACGATTCTGCGAAGTCCTGGTATCTGGCCGCTGCGCAAGGTCGCGACACTATCGAAGTCTCTTACCTGGATGGCGTCGATAAACCTTACATGGAGCAGCAAGAGGGCTTCACCGTCGACGGTGTGGCTACCAAGGTGCGGATCGACGCCGGCGTTGCGGCGCTGGATTCGCGCGGCCTCAACAAGTCTGTCGGCGCTTAACCGCAGGCCCCACCCCAACACCCCGCTTATGCGGGGTTTGTTGTTTCTGGATAGGAGAATATGGCCATGGCCAAGAACTACGTTAGTGCCGGCGACAGCATCAGCTTGCCGGCTCCTACTGGCGGCTCCGTCGCTGGAGTGCCGCAGGTTATCGGTGATCTGGCGGTCATGCCGCTGCAGTCCGGCCCCAAGGGTACGATGATCACCTATCGCACCTGTGGCGCCTGGAGCGTACCGGCGGCCGCTGGGCTCAAGGCCGGCGTCAATGTCAGCGTGATCAATGGCGCCCTGGACGCCGCCGGTACTGTCGATTCGGCGCCTTACGGCAAGTTGCTGAGCGATACGCTCAACGGCTTCGCCGAAGTGCTGATCGTTCAGTAATGGCCCGCCCGAGCTTTCGCGAGCGCATGGCGGTATTGAGCACGCGCATTCTGCAGCGCGTGGGCGACCCCGCAACGCTCGATGACGGTACTGAGGTTATGGGCACCTTCGAAAACCCATTCCTTGACCCTCAGGTGGGCGGCAAGAGCAGCAAGGGCCTGGCCACGGCGGTCGACGCCGCAGAATTGGGCGAGCCGCGTTTCTCTGTGCTGGCTGCAGACGCGGCGCGCTTGCCCAATGAATCGGTATTGACCATTGAACTGCCGCTCGCTGAGGGTGGCGGCCGTTATCGGGTGGTGCGGCCTGAGCCTACCGGCGATGGCATGGTTGCCCTGGTGCTGGAGGTAGACCATGAGCGAACAGCAGACATCTTCTAGTGAGTCGGCCGCTGTGCCGAGTGAGCTGACTGTGCTGCATGACGCGATGACGGCCGCCATGAAAGCGGCGCTGCCGCAGATCGAGCACGTCGAAGCGTATCCGGTCCTCAAAGAGGGTATGAAGCTGCCGGCGCTGCTGTACGCCATGACAGGCGTAGCACCGGCGACCAAGCCCGGAGACGGCCGGTTGTGCGTCAAAGCGACGTTTGAGGCCTGCATTCTGGTTGAGTCGAAACGCAAGATGGCGCCGCTGCAGGCGGCCATTCTGGCGGCCAAGCTGATGCAGTTGCTGGATGAGCAGTATTGGGCCGTCGACTTTGTCGATCAGGTGCGGGATGCGCAGGCCATGCCGTCGGAAATCATCCCCGAGCTGGCCCGCTGTACGGGCTGGTCGGTGCTGTGGCACCAAGATATTTATCTGGGTGACACCGCTTGGCCTTGGGAGAACGAGCCGCCCGGGTCGCTGCTGTTTGCGTTTGATCCTGACACCGGGCCCGGCAACGAGCCGCACTACCAAGCCCCGGAGGCCATGGCATGAGCTATGCCAGCGCCGAGCATGACCGGATGCTGGCCGGTCTGGTGATCCCCTGCCGCGTTGTGGCGGTGGATCTGGTGGCCGCCCTGGTGCGGGTATCCGATGGCGGCAACTGGACCAGCGCCTGGCTGCGCTGGCACAGCATTGCGGCCGGTAAGGCCAGGCACTGGCGGGCGCCAAGCCTGGGCGAGCAGGGCGCGTTAATCAGCCCTAGCGGTGATCCCGCGCAGGGCACCTTTGTTCCTGGGTTGTATGGCGATGCCGGCGCGCAGCCGGACAATCGGGATCATGTCGAGGTGTGGCGTTTCGATGATGGCGGTTCGCTGGTCTACGACTGGGCGGCCAGTAGCTACACCATCACGATCCCCAGCGGCACGGTGGCGGTCAAGGTCGGCGGTACCGAAGTGGTGGCGACTGACAGCGCGATCACCGCCAAGACGACGACTGCCACGGTCGAGGCGGCCAGCATCACCTTGAAAGGGGCGGTGGTGATTGACGGCCCGTTACGCGTAACGGGCGACATCCTCGGCGGTGGCTCAATCGTCGATACGACGGGCAACACGCCCAATCACAAGCACTGACAGGCCCGCCTCGGCGGGCTTTGTCTTTTCTGGAGAATCCTTATGAGTACCAAGAAACCCGCTGCGCCTGGTGCGCCGGCGGACGTGACCTTTACCGACAGCCTGTACGCCTCGCGCTCGCTCTTTCTGGCGAGTGGCGAGGGGCTGCGCGAATTCAAGGTTGTGGGCCACCGCGTGACGGTCCAGGACGACGACGCCGAGGCGCTGGAATACCTGGCCGGTCATGCCGAGCTGCAGCGCCTGGAAGGCTAGCCATGATTGGCCTGGATCGCCGAACCGGAAAACCCATCTCGGACCTCGATCATTTGCGGCAGTCGATCGAGGACATTTTGACCACGCCGATCGGCAGCCGGCGCATGCGGCCGGAATACGGTAGCAAGCTGCGCCGTTACGTCGACCTGCCGGTTAACGAGGGTTGGAAAAGCGCTGTACAGGCCGAGGTCGCGCGCTCGCTGGGTCGTTGGGAGCCGCGTTTGAAGCTGGAGCGGGTGCGGGTGACAGCCGTCGTCGGCGGTCAGATCAGCCTTGAGTTAACCGGCGAGTACCTGGGCAATGCTGCCGTAGTGGAGGTAAGCGCATGATTGATCTTTCTTTACTGCCCCCGCCCGATGTAGTGGAAACGCTGGAATTTGAGACGCTGTATCAGCAGATCCTCGGCGACTTTCGCGCGCACATGGGTGACCAGTGGACGGCGGTTTTGGAGTCCGACCCGGTGGTCAAGCTGCTGGAGGTGGCGGCCTATCAAAAAATGCTCGGCCGGGCTCGGATCAATGACGCGGCCAAGTCCAGCTTGCTGGCTTATGCCCGGGGTGCCGATCTGGACAACCGCGGGGCCGACTACGGTGTGCAGCGCCTGGAGTTGGTGCCGGCTGATCCGGACGCGGTGCCGCCGGTGGCGGCCGTCATGGAAAAAGACGACGACTATCTGTACCGCATACGGCTTTCCCTGGAACGTCTTTCAGTGGCCGGCGGCCGTGGTGCGTATGAGTACCACGCGCTAACGGCTTCGGCCGACGTGGCCAGCGTCTCGGTGGATTCTCCGACCTTCAAGGCGGCTGAAATCAGCGCTCAGGTTCGGGCGCTGTTGCCGGCCGGGGCGATCGTGCTGGTGTGCGATTACGCGGCCGGCCTGAGCAATCCCTTGCCGGGTGACGTGTCGCTGGCGGTGCTGCCGATTGTGGGCAGTGCGGCTGATCCGGCTGCCCTGGTGGCGGCCGTGCAAAAGGCCGCTTCCAACGAGGATGTCAGGCCCATCACGGATCGGCCCCGAAGTCTGCTAGGACAGCCGGACGAGTACCACGTAATCGCCCAGCTGGAGGTGCTCGATGGTCCGTCGTTGCCGTTGGTGCTGGCGCAGGCCAAGGCCAAATTGGCGACGGTGATTGCGGCGGCGCGCGATCTGGAGGGGGAGCTGTCCCTGTCGGCGATCTACGGCGCGCTGCACGTTTCCGGTGTGCAGCGTGTGGTGCTACAGGCTCCGACGGCTGATGTGATGAGCGACAAACGCCATTACCCGAGCTGCGTCGGCATCGACGTAAAGGGGGTGGTGGTCACATGAGCCAACTATTGCCGCATAACAGCACCCCGTTGGAAAGGGCGCTTGCCACCGCCTGTGATCTTGGGGTCGATCCCGAGATTATGCGCGGGGTGGCCGACTCGGCACGGTGTCCGGTCGACTTTCTGCCCTGGCTGGCTTGGGCCATGTCGGTCGAAGGGTGGGAGGCCGCCGAGACGGAAGAGCAGCAGCGGGCGCTGATCCGGCAGTCGATCCCGATTCACAAACACAAGGGCACGGTCGGGGCGATCCGCCGGGTATTGAAGGCTGTCGGGGTGACAGCGGATTACAAGGAATGGACGCAAATACCGGGGGCTGTGCCGTACACCTTTGAGCTGACGGCCTGGGCGAACGACAACCGCCCGGGCGAAGGTTCGATTTTATCCCCGCAATTGTTCCAGCGCCTGCGCGCCCTGGTCGATGCCACCAAGAACGAGCGCAGCCACTACCGGCTCAAGCTCGGCGCGCGGTTCGACAGTGCGCTAGGGCTGGCCAATGCCAGCCAAGTGCGGTCACTGGACCGGCGCACGTTTGACCCGTTGCCGCTGCAGCCGGACACCCTGGAGCAATCCATGGCGCTGGGCAACGCTACAGACGTGCGGGGTGTCATTCGCCAAACCGCTGATTTGCAGGCCGTGTCGGGGCAGGTGGAACAGAGCTTTGCGGTGGCGAATGCCGTCCGGTCCCTAATCGTTGTCAGGGCCACTATGGAGGCTGTTTTATGAGTACCGCGTTACAACCTGTAATCACCAAGGCCGGCTTGAGTGCTATCTGGCGCCAAGACAACACCGGCGTGGCCGCGCAAATCACCCATGTGGTGGTGGGGACGGCCGGTTATACGCCCGTCAATACACAGACCGCATTGCGCGCCCAGGTGGCCAAGTTTCCTATCTCTGATGGGGAAAAGCTGAGTTCAACCCTGTTGCACGTCACGGCGCTGGCCGATGGGCCGCTGGCCATTTGGGTTCGTGAGATTGGCTTTCTGCTGTCGGACGGCACGTTGCTGGCCGTTTGGTCGAGCGCTGGCGAGCCATTGGCGTTCAAGCCAGCCGATGCCGACTTGCTGCTGGCGTATGACCTGTCGTTGACCGCGTTGCCGCCGGACAGCGTCACGATCACCTCAACCGGTGCCGGGCTGAACCTGACGCTTTCGGAAGAGCTGGCCGCCCTGGCATCGGCGCAAATTGCCGAGATGCTGCGCGGCGTCAAACAGCAGGATGCGCTCGACAGTCAGGCCAAGCTGCACCAGATGGAAGGTCAACAAATCATCAATCTGATGGACCGGATGAAGGCCGCCGAACTGCGTCAAGACGCGGATCGCGACGGTCTACTGACTGCCGTTGCGGCCAACGCTACCGGGTTAATTTCCCTGCAGCACTTTTTCGCTAAAACCAACCTCGGAGTTTGAGTCGTATGAGTCTCGAATCGCAAATTGCTGACCTGGTCACGGCTACCAATAGCCTGATCGCCACTTTCAACACCAAAAAAACCGGCATTGAAACAGCCGTCGCCGCCGCGATTGCGGCAGTGCCGCTGATGACCAAAACCTTTTACGTCGACCAAGTGGCGGGCCTCGACACCGCCGATGGCAGCGCCGCGGCGCCTTTGAGAACAATTCAAAAGGCTGTCAGCAACACACCTGTAGGCGGTGTGTGTAAGGTCTTGCTTGCCGGCGATTATCTGCTCGATGCCAACACCAGTGTGGATCTGCGCTGCCTGGATATTGGCAGCTCTGTCGCGGGCACCAAGCGCAAGCTAACTTTGACGCATGGCATTCAGTCTGACGGCGCTCCAAGACTAAACGGGTTCACCTTTGCCAACGGTGCAGGGCTGATGTTGGGCGACCTCACAGTGATGCTGCCGTCTCCGGCGGGAGTTACCCCAGCACCGGCTCCTTTCAGTAACAGCGTGTTCAAAACCGGCTCCGGTGGTAGCACTCCGATGCTTAGCGTCAAGCTGAGCAACGTAGACGTTCAGTCTGCTGCCGACTCCGTCGCGACGCTGTTTATCCTGTTGTCGAGCGCCATTATTTTCGAGGCGGTGGGTTCGACTTTCCCGTCTGGTTTTGCGGGGCGTTACATCGGCGGTATCAGTGCGGGCACCGCCGTAAACACCCACAACAACATCCTGAGCAACCTGACCTCTCTTTAAGGATTCGCCATGAAAACCACTAACCTGAACGTGAACCACGGCGGCGTTAGCTATGTGGGTTACGCCTACGCCTCGCTGCCCCTGTCGGCCGCTTTGGTGGCTGCTGCAATCCAAATCGACGAAGCGGCAGATTCGTGCCGCGTCGCGGTTATTGGCGGCTCGTTGCGCGCCCTGGAATACGAGCGTGCTGCCTCCGAGGCGAAGGCCTTCGCTGCTGCGGGCTACGTCGGCGACATGCCTCCGTCGGTGCAGGCCTGGGCCGATGCGGCCGAACTGGAGCCGCAAGCGGCGACTGACAGCATCCTCGCCGAGGCCGCCGCCTGGTCGACTGCGCTGTATGCGATCCGCGCCGCTCGCTTGAAGGGCAAACAGCGGGTACTCAAGGCGACCAGCCACGCCGCTGCCGAGGCCTTTACTGACGAGGCGATCGCGGCAATTCGCGCCAGTGTCGAGGGCGTTGGCAACGCCGCCTAATCAACCCACTGAACCCGCACCCCGAGGCCGCCAAGCGGCTTTTTTTGTGCCTGGAGAAAAACGCTTTGAATCGAACCAACTTTGAGCACGCGCTGTGCGCCGTGCTGATCATGGCCGTGCTGTGGCTGGCCTTTGCCCTGCTGGGCGCGCCAAGCGGGCAATGGGTGGGTGCCGCTGCCGGCATCGGCTTCTTTGCCGGGCGTGAGTTCACCCAGGCCCAGCGCACCATCGCCAAGGCGCGAGGCGTCACGCTGACCGAGCTGCCCTGGTACTGGGCGCTCGATCTTCGAACGTGGTCACTGGACGCCTTGCTTGATCTGCTGTTCCCGGTGGTGTCCTGCCTGGCGCTGGCCTGCCTGGTGCCGCTGTTGCTCTGACCGGACCCGCAACAACCCCACCAGTCGCCCCGCTTAGTCGGGGC